TTCACCAATACCAAGACCACCCTTCAAAAGATTGTCAATGCCCACAATTCCCAATGGGATTGGAACTCTTGAGTCTTTCTCTAAAGCTGCAGATGGATTTTCAAACACGTCTCTAATGTCGTCTGATGTCGCACCTACTTGTAATGCCTTTTGAATTATCTGTTCAATCTTTCTATATTCTTCAAAATCACCGTTTTCTATAATCTTCTCAACAGTTTTAAGTTCTTTCTTTAATACCTGTTGTTTACAGAAATTCATTGCGGTATCCATAATCCAAGACTCATTCGTTAAGTCGTGTTCTTGAATACCTTTCAACGTATCCATATGGATTGAAGATGTGGTGTCTTTGTTGTTCTCAACTAAAATTTTCTGAGCTAACGTTTCATAAGATGGCATTTCTCCATATAGACCATACAATTCTTTAATATTTTCAATAATATATCTGAAATATGGACCATCAAAGTACTTACTTTCAATTACATCAACAATAGTGACTGCAAATTTTTTGTTTTCAATTATTACCTTAATTAAGGATTTTTGGAAATTCTGACCAAGTTGACCAAAGTTTTTTTCACTCATTAGATGTATATGTTTATATATTAAAAATATTATTAAAGTTCATAACCCAAATAGGTAGTTTCAAGTTCATAATCTGACAAAACATCAGTTAACTCTGACAAAATTTTCCTAACTTTAGGTCTAACATCAACCGCGTATCTTGCCTTTGGGTGGTAGACGTGTGCGGGAAATATTCTTGAAATAAATACATCGTCATTTAACTTAACTTCCAATAAAAAGTACTCTTCTTTTTGTGGTTCGTTATCTTCCACATTCTCGTTAGACAAGAAATAATTTTGATTTTCACACATATAATCGGAACTTTTCATTTTCAAATCTTCAGCAATTTCGTCACAAATATTTTTCACTGTGTAGTGTAAATCTAGTGACCTTCTAGCCTGTGGATTATATCCCTTTACGTTAAAGAATCTTTGGATAATGAAATTACCTTCAAGGGTTAAAAGGAATTCAAATTTTGTTACGTCTTGATTGTTCATTTTACTTTTTTTTTAATTTAAAAATGTGTTTATTTTTTTCTTTTCTGGTTAATCTTAGGAATGGATTTAAGAATACTATCCATTTATCATCTGATTTAGGTAATAAGAGGAATATCCCATCCTCCATCATCATTTTCATTGTGTTTTTATATGACCTCCCCTCGGTGTCCAAATTTTCATTTATTAATAGGGTAATTTGTGATTTAGCCTCATCATCTAAAAATGGGATGTCTAAATTCACTATTCTATCATTGATGTCAAAAAATTCTTCCCCGAACACACCGTATTTGGTGACGCCGGTTAATAGGTTTCTAACCAACCAATTATTTTTATCTTGTTCAAATAATAGGTTACCTTTTTCTTTAATTTCTGAAAGTGTGAGAGGTGTGTTTTTTATCTCAGGAAAAAGAGATATGAGTCTTTTAATACCCATATTCTTTATCCCTGAAATATTGTCTGAAGGGTCACCACATAAGATTTTAATTAATTTTACATTTTCAATTAAAATTGTTTCGTGGTCGTATTCAATTGTATCCTTCGGTTTGTATAATTTACCGTGTGAAGGATTAAATAATTGAGTATGTTCATTAACAAGTTGTGCTAAATCTCTGTCTGAAGAATAAATAATCTTTTTTTCATTAGGGGAGTTTTGAACATAGTACGCAATACAATCGTCGGTTTCACAATTTTTGTATTCACCTTGTCTAACATAAAGTTCTTCAAGGTATTGTTTTATTCTTGTTCTTTGATAATTGTAATTATCAACCTCCTCTTCAGTTCTTAATCTACTTCGTCTATTCTCTTTGTATTGGTGATATATTTGTTTTCTTAGGATTGCGGAATCTTCCCCATCCCAAAACACTACAATTTTATCTAATTGATATATCTCAAACGCTCTTCTAAGAGTATTGATAAAATGATAAATTCCTCCAATATGTTTGCCCTTATAGTAATGGTTTTTGAGACCATAGAAACCAATCGTAAGTAAATTGTCTCCATCAACAAGTAGAACGGACATTTAAATTTTTATTATAGATTACTCTTCTTCTGTTACAACTTCTGCATCTGCAAGGTCAGTAACGTTAACCTTCAATTGTGTACTAATGTAATCGCTGTTATCACGTTTGTACTCTTCGATAGAACGTTTCTCTTCAGTGTCGTCCTTACCGTGCATAAATCCTTGTGGAGTTACCAAGATACGTCCGTCCTCATATCCGCCACCATTGATGTGGTTCTTACTGATTGAGATTTTAGTACGTGTTGCGATTCTGATTTTTCTCTTATCTTTAGTGATAGAGATTTTGGTAGTACCCGCACCTTTTTGATTACCAAATAAAAATACCAATGATGAGTTTAACCAAATGGCTTCACCACCTTTAGCTTTAATTTTTGGTTGTCCAAAAGGATTGTCAGGTAATTCTACCCAAGGTTGGTTAACAATAACCAATGTACTTGTGTGAGGTTTATCTGCTCTTCTTGAACCTGAAATTCTTTGGTTGATTCCCATACCAATCTTATCAGCTAAAACCGATGCATTGTGTTGTTTACCACCTTTACCATCGAAAGTCATTTTACAAGGAACTGAACCAACTGAATCCCAAAGGAAAAGTAAGTCGTGAGGAATATCACCCTTTTGTTGCGCGTCTAATAATTCATTGATATAATCTGTGATTTGTTCAATGTATTCAAAGTCACTATTGAAAAGATAATCACCTTCTCTATCGAATCCCATCAACTCCGCGTGTTCCCAACTCCATTTTTGTTCTGTAATGATGAACACAGGAATAATTCCTTTCTTTTGAGCATCAACTGCAGTCTTTACTAACGCTGTTGTTTTACCCGTATCACTATGTCCTAATAACATATTGATGTGACCCATTACAGGACCCGGTAAACCTGTGGCTTCCAAGAAGGCATCACCCAAATCGAAGAAACGGTCTGGTTTGTATTCGGCTTCTTTCGAGAATTTCTTCTTGATTGCCGAAAAATCTGTTTTTTTAATACCTGCCATTGTTTTGTTTTTAAAAATGGGGTGGATATTTCACCACCCCTTAAATTATTTAGAACGGTAAATCGTCATTTGATTCTTCCTCATCTTGTGGGTCAGTATAAGTTACTGACGGAGTAGATGGTGTGGACGGAGTAGATGCTCCGATTGTTGCTTCACCTGTTGAGTTTGAAACGAATTTCTTAGCTTCACTATCCCAACGTGGAACTTCACCTCTTGCCACCATTTCAAGATAATCTTCACCTTTCTTAGAATAAACATCAGCCCAAGTTAATTCATCATTTGTCCATTGTTGAGCAATAGATGGGTCTGTGTGTAGTGGAGATGGGTCATCAGGGATTACTGAACTGATTGTTGTGTATTCTTTACCATTACCCGCCTTAGTTAGAGATAATGTAAGAATTAAGTCACGACCTTTTTCGACATCTGTAACATCACCTTTGGTTCTGAAAATTGGGTGGATTTTATCCAATACCCCATCAGCCTTTGTGTTGTGTTTAAATCTCCAAAATTTTGGTCCGTCTTGTTCGTTATCACGGTCGATAACTTTAACGATGTAGAAACCACGAGAACGATAGCTTCTTGCTAAGTCTCTGTCTTCTTGTACACCTGTCATCATTAAACTTTCATAAACTTCATTTAATGGTGAACGTTTACCCTCTTGTGCCGGGTCATACAATTTAGTCCATTGTCCGTCAACCTGAATTTCGTGAAATTTAACAGGTACGAATGGAGTTCCACCATCTGCAGGTGGTAAAATACGAATACGTTTTTCCACACTTCTTACACCTTTTGGTAAGATTGTTGTGAAATACTTCTTCATTCTATCCTCTTGGGATACTTTGTTTGCACTGCCGCTTGCGGCGTTTTTGGTCTTCTCATACTGAGCAAGTACCGAATCTAATACTGACATAATAATTGGGTTTTAATTAAAATAATAAATTATCTATACTTAAAGTATAAACAAAAAAAGCCGGATTGTCAAACCCGGCTTTAAAAATTTTCAGGAAATTTTATTCCAACGTTAAGAGATACGATAATTTGTTTACGTCCGCTAAAATCTCGTCTTTTATGTTTAATAAATCTGTGTCTTTTTCTTGTGACAAACCATTCGCAATTCCAATGATATTAGATTTTAAAGACTTTAAAAATACAGTTAAATCTAATTCAGACAAATTCTGTAAATTAAGTGTTCTTTCATTTTCACTTAATGTGAATCTACCATACTTACCCATTGCGACTTCAACAAATGAATCTATCTTTTCATCCATAGATGAATATATGTCTCCAAATGCAATATGTCTAGAATATCCTTTGGTTTGCCAATGTAATATTTTAAATTGTATCTGTGCTTCTAATAAAAATTGAACGTTAGTACTGAGGTTCATTATCGTCTTGGTCTGGGTTGAATGATTTCATTATTTGTTCTTTACCATAACTTTCAACTTCATCCTTAGTTAAAACATATTCATTTTTACCTGTTTGTCTCATTTCTTCTTGTTTTTGACTAAAGAAGTCTTGTGGGTGTTGATTGAATGGATATGAGTCTAATGAACGCATTTCCAATTTCTCCTGTGGAGTTTTTGGTTTAACTTGTTCAATTCTACTACCTAACTCATCAATCTTAGCCATCACAGAATCC